CATCATGCTGTACGTCAAGGAGTGGAGGACGAAGACCGGAGTCTTCGCTTCATTCAAGAAGGAGGACTGATGTGCTGTGAGGGCCCTTGTCGACGCGAGGGTGAGCGCAGCGACGGAAAGCCAAGCGCGTGCGTCAACTGTGAAAGGTATGACATGTGCTGCTCGAAGCCTTGCCTGTCGCCCGACTGGCAGGATGGTAAGTACGGGCTCCGCTGCATCAACTGCGGACACTTCAGGGAGACGTGATGAGCCGAGAGATTCGAATCACCATCTTTGACGATGAGCGACACGTCGATGGCCACATCTCGGCTGCCGACATGGAGGATATGCTTGAGGAGATCTGGAGTATCGTCAACGGCTACGCCTACACCAGCACGATAGAGGAGACTGACATCTGATGGCAGAGATTCCGTGCCCGACCTGTCACGGGTCGGGCCTACAGGGGGTACCCGAGACGTCGTTAAATTCTCGGGGTGAGCCGGAAGTTCTGATCGTAATCCGCACGTGTGACACGTGCGCAGGGAATGGAAGAGTGCAGGCGTAATGCTTGCGACATCTATCCCGATAGCAGGAGGGTAGTCGCATGGACGTGAATACAGACCACGATCACTCGGGCCCCAACTCGTGCCCGATCTGCGGCGGACCGATCCCTTGCCTGAAGCACTAGGCAGGACAGGTCATACCGTGTACATGGAGCCGTGCGGTGTCGGGTATCGAGTACTCTGCATACCGCACGGCTTCCTCGGCTGGAGGTATACTCACCTCCAAGCCTTCATCTTGATGGCAGGGCACGACGTAGAATGTGGAGGCGGAAGCTGTGAGTGAAGCACGCACGTCGTGCGAAGAGTATGGCCACCTGTTCGAGCCGTGTGGGTCTGAGCTTTGCGGCGGTCGTTGCCAGTGGCGGATCTGTGTGGACTGTGGCGAGGAGTACGAGGATGACTAAGGCCTGCAAGGGCTGTGGTTCGGAGACCAGGAAGCTTCCGCATCCTGGCCCCAGGTGTGGCCAGTGCCATCGTGCCGTCAAGGCGTCCCGTAAGGACGCCGCTCACGAGCTGTACGTACTCAAGACGTACGGACTCAAGGCGGGTCAGTACCAGGCCCTCTACGAGGCACAGGGCGGCGTCTGCTACATTTGCCAGCGAGCCACAGGCAAGGTCCGGAAGCTGGCGGTTGACCATGACCACGATACGGGGTACGTTCGTGGCCTGTTGTGCAAGCCGTGCAATTCCATCCTCGCCCAGATCAGGGACGACAAGGAAGCTGCACATCGTATTGTGAACTACCTGTACAGCCCTCCCGCATTCGATGTAGTAGGAAAGGTCAAGCCATGAACATCAACCTGAACACGTCGGTTAACACCAACAACCTGGCGTTCTCGATTGCGGACGACGAGGGTCTTCAGAAGAGCAACTACGAAGGCTTGATTGACTTCATCGTGGACATCGACGACTATGTTTGCGACCTGGAGTTTACCAAGCTCCTTCGTGATCGGTTGAATCACTTCATCAAGATTGCCGAGGACGAGTCATGACCAGCATCGAGTTCACCGACGAAGAGCTGTCCTTGATGAAGGACATGCTTGACGTAACGGCCGACAGCCTGCATCACTACCCGGACGAGTTCACCGAGACCGAGACCCAGGCGTTCCATGACCTGAGTGGCAAGTTTGCAGCCGCCTTCAGGGCGGCCGGGTTCTGGTGGGCCAGGTGAGGGGCGGTCGCCGAGAAGAACTCGACCAGCACCCCGAGTGGCTGATCCCGGTGTTGGTGCATTACGGCTTCGAGGACTGCATCACCGAGAACCTGGGGAGCAGGCCTATCGCCTGCGCCTTCCATGGAGACAAGACTCCTTCGGCCAACATCAATACCGCAGAAGGGTGGTTCAACTGTCACACGCACACGGACTGCCCTTCCGGCAACGCTGCCCAGATCGTCATGAAGAAAGAGAACCTGGAATATGGCGCAGCTCTCCAAAGAATCCAGGACATTCCTGGAATCGACGGCAGCACAGTACAGCGACCATCTACACGAAGCAGCCGGATGGCTGGAGGCTCGCGGAATAACAATGGAGGCCGCAGCCTACGAAGGTCTTGGCGTAGTTAGGGATGCTCCCGCTCTTCACGAGCAGTACGAGGGACGCCTGGCCATCCCGTACATCACCGACTACGGCCCGGTGAACATGACCTTCCGATGCCTGAAGGACCATGACTGCAAGGAGCACGGGCACGGCAAGTACCTCAAGGTCAAGGGTGCTGAGTCGGATCTGTACGGTGTCCGTGCGTTCGATGACGCAACGGACTGGATCGGAGTGTGTGAGGGTGAGCTTGACTCCCTCATCCTCCGCCAGATCGGCATTCCCGCCGTGTCCAACCCAGGCGCTACCAACTGGAAGGACCACTGGCCCAACGTCTTCGAGGACCTGTCCCGCATCTACGTATTCGCCGATGCGGACGAGTCGGGCAACAAGATGTACAACACCTTCCGGGATAACCTGCCGATGCCCGTCATCAAGGTTCGACTTCCCGTGGGCGAGGATGTAAACTCGACCTACGTGAAATACGGAGCGCAGGCAATCATCGACAGGATCAAGAAGTGAGCAAGTCCTACCGGAAGGCGCCCCCTGAAGGGCGCCCTCTGGACAGAGAGCAGTACGAACCAAGCATCACTGAAGGGCTGGAAGACATGGCAGAGCAGACAGTCACCGTCTACGTGGTGATGAACGAATGGCAGCCCATCGGTCTGGACACCGACCTGTCGGAAGCTGTGTACCACAGCTTCACCGAGGACTCCGCATGGGATGTCCTGAATGGCCTGGCTCACGACCGGGGTATCGACCTGCCGTTGAATGACACGTCGTTCACGGTCCCCAATCCCGACCCGCACACCGAGTACGAGACGTACTACATCGACAACGCGGAGGTTCATCAGTGAGCTGGGGCAAGAAGACCCCGAAGGAAAAGGGCGAGAGCTTCGACGCTCAGTACGCCCAGAGCCAGACCGCTGCCAACAAGAAGCGGGCGGAGGGTAAGTACCCTTACGACCTGGACAGCGTGGTCAGCAGGGCGGGCCAGGCCAAGCCCGAAGAGAAGCGCGGCAAGGGGAAGCACAAGAAGTGACCAACCGACCGAGCTGGGACCAGACCTTTGGCGCAGTTGCCGGGATCTGGTCCCAGCGCTCCACCTGCACCCGGCGTCAGGTCGGGGCTGTGGTAGTCAAGGGCAACAAGGTGATTGGGCAGGGCTACAACGGCGTGCCGTCGGGCAAGACTCACTGTGTTGATGGCGGATGTCCGAGGGGGCAACTCTCTTACGATGAAGTGCCAGCTGGTGCCGACTACAACGCGGCCCCATGTTACGCCCTGCACGCCGAACACAATGCCATCCTGGATGCAGGTCTGGCCGCCTGCGATGGTGGCACCATCTACGTCACGGACACTCCCTGCCAGCAGTGCACCAACCTCATCGAACACGTACGAATCGAGAGGATAGTAATCGTATGACCCGTAACGCAAAGGACACGACCAGCGTCTACCGCTTCAAGGCTACGCACTCAGGCGTCAGTGATCTGAGTGCGTATGGCCGCATCGAAGGGCAGCCCTTCGGGGATGTTCACTTCATCGGCCCGTACACCAACAAGGTCGCATGGAACGGCTGGGTCCCCAGTTATGGCGACCTGAAGGTAGAGCGTCAGCAGTTGGTGGCCGACGCCGAGCAGCTTGAGGATGGCACACTTCTCCCCTTCCTCGATTGGGTTACCATCGAGACCAAGTACTACAAGGACGGAGAGCCGGTACTGTGACCAAGGATCCGAACTCGTATATCCAGGCCAGCACTGAGACGCTGGCTGAGACCCTGCTCTCCAAGAACTCCGACTACGCACCGACCGGGGAGTTCAGCAACTTCGAGAAGGCTGCTGAAGTGGTGGGCACCGACGCCCTGTACGTCATCATCACCCAGGTGGCCATCAAGCTCACTCGGATTCAGTCGCTCCTGAGTGACGATGACCAGCCGAACAATGAGCCTCTAAAGGACTCGCTTTTGGATCTGGCGGGGTATGCGGTCATTGCCCATGCCTACATGGAGAATCAGTCGGACGGCGACATCGAGACCGGCCCTGCCAGCGCCAAGGCCGCATACGACAAGGCGGTTCGTGACTTCTCCATGGCCACTGGTGGCGATATCACGATCGGGGCCAATCACCCCTGGAATCCGGCGGGGTGAGAAGGGTGAGGCTGGAGTGCATCAACTGCGGCACGCTCAAGGGCGAGAAGCACTCTCGCTGCTCTAGCCCGATCTATCGACTGACGATCGAGAGGTTCGAAGTGTCCGATCAGATCTGTACGAAGTGTGGGGGCACCAGTCCCAAGGGGTACAGCAACTGCAACGGCTGCGGTCGGAGCTTAGGGTGAGTCATTCTCGCAATGACGATGGTGACAGCGATGGCGGATCCGGTACTACTGAACCCCAAGACGGGGATCACTGGGAAGACGACGACGAATAGGGAGGTGCAACATGGGACGCTTTGAGTTCCTGAAGTTCATCATCAACAGCCTTCTGCGATGGAAGGGCTACCGGTAGAACGCGAAAAGGCGGGGCCCCCGAAAGGGCCCCGCTTCTTCTTTGTCTACTTCAGTCCAGCTGAGTCATCGCCCAGCTTCTTGGCAAGTGCGCCCTTAACCAGGGACAGCGCCGCAGCCGCAGCCGCAATGCCAGCACTCTTTGCTGAACTCAGGTCGGACACCGAGAACACCGACAGGAATGTAAACACTCCCGTGGTCACTACTCGCTCCGCCAGGTCCTTAAGATATGCGCTCATGCTTATCCTTCCACTGATCCGTATACTCTGATGCGTTCAATCTGCTTAGCCGTTTCCAGATCCAGGTAGCCACTAGTGCGCAGCCCGAACAGCGACTGCATGGCCCTCAGGTGGGAGACGGTCGACTCGTCCATCTCTCCGGTCACTTCGCAGCGCATGACGCGCTGCGCGTGGGATACGGCTTCGTGCTCGAACGGGCTTACCGGTCGGATGATGTCTCTTCGGAACCAGGCGGGTGTCATGCCCCCACCTTAACAGCAATTCGCTCAACAATCTCCTTGACCTCCGCCACCTCTGCTCGCTGGGTGACCATGTTCTCAAGAACCTCAACGCGCCCCTTGAGGGCGCCTAGCTCTACGTCCTTGAGATCGTTGCCCTCTCTCAGCGCGGTCACTTGTATCTGCAAGAGATCCACGGTCTGCCTTGACAGACCCCTTCGCCCTACAGACCATCCCCCTACTATCGCAGTGAGTGGAACTGCGATAGACGTAATCGTATCAACGTCCATTCCCTCTCCCCAGAGTTCATGTGCTTAAGTACTCTCCGCCACGGTCCTCATGACCACGGTAAGATATCCCCCGATAGGCCCCCGAACTCCCGGTGGCCCCGTCTGCCTGAATTCCCAGTCGTCGATGACTACCTGGGTAACCAGTTGCTCTTGAAGTTCCTGATACAGAACGACATCGCCAGCCCTGGCCACTGCCTTGAACAGCTCAAGGCGGTCCCGCGTGTACCCGTCATAGCCAATAGTCTGGCCTCCCTTGTCCACCTCTTCGTCCAGCATCAGGACTGGAATGGTAATGATTCTCTGGCGGATAGAGCCGGGCAGCGCTTTGACCTGCCAGCCGTTCAGGATAGCTCCGATCGTGGGGTCCACTACCCCGCGAGACAATGTGAACCGAAGGGCTATCCAGTTCTGCGGCCCTTGTGGATTGGTGATCCCGACGTCCTTGACTCCGGATGGAGCCGAGGGACTGTATGTGATGGACGGGATCACTCCTCCACCCTCGGTCAAGAGCGCTACATTCAACGCCCCCTCAAGGGGCGTAGGCGTTCTGATCGAGAAGAACTTGTACAGCTTGGGCTCTTCGGTGTTGAACCGAATGCGCCCTGTCTCCAGATACCCATTGGGCACCAGGTCCAGATCGTCTTCCAGCATCGAGCCTTCGGACAGCACGGTGAAGACCTTGCGGTTGGTTGCTCCGAACATAGTCACCGACGTGACTGCGGCAGACTCTCCTGAGATGTAGATGTCGCGGGCGTAGGCGTACCGTACAGCCCTCGTCGTCTGCTCCTGGGTGACGTTACCCAAGTCCACCCTGAAGAGCCCGGAGGAGCCATCGTGGGCGTTCGTGGAGCCTACCCACATGAACCTGTCGAAGCCGGTGATGCCAGTGCAGCCACCAGTAGGCTCGAACAGCAGGGGTCCGTAGGCAATGTCGCCTTGAGCGTCAATCTCTCCGACACGGAAGCCCTTGGTTGTGGCTATGCCGACGAACGAACCGATGTAACTGAAGATGGTATTGATCTTCTCGCCTGCTGGCATGGTGGCGGTGACGCCGATCCATGTGAATTCGGGAACACCAGCCGAATCGACGACGGAGAACTTGTGAATCTGACTGGTAGTGCCAGAGTCGCCTGCTACATAGATGGCCGTAGGGCCATCCGTGATGGACCGCCAGCGCCACTGGGGGTCTTGATGGGTGTAATCGGCCGGTATGGGGAGAGGGATGGCTGCGGCATTGAGCACCAGCTGATACACCGAAGGGCCGGTCCCCAAAATCAGGCGGTCCTTCACGAATTCGATTACACCATCAGTAAGGGCATTGGTGTAGAGCTGCGTGGGGGCGGCAGCGTCCAGTCCCTTCCAGACTCCGGTTCCACGGGCGACGATGTACGTCGCCCCGGTAGAGGTCAGGTCGAACAGGCTGTCGGCAGCACCTGTGATGATGGCTGTATTGCCTGCATCGATCCGCTTGGTGAGGTTGTGCAGGTCCATTTCCCAGTACGCGTCAACGCCAGCAGGGCTCACGAAGCCCTGCACTCGGTTGTTCGACAGGGAGGATGCCGCTTTGAGGGTGGTGTTACGCAACAGCTTCATCTGTCCACCGGTCCACGGATCGATGCCGAGAGAAGTGGAGAAGCGGTAGTTGAACTGGTTGTCGTTGTCGGGGTCCTGATAAAGGACGCCAGCCCCTCCATTGAAGGTCGACTGAGACCGGAGCCACCAACCGGCAAGCGACTGCTCGCCAGGCTCTGCGAAGTTGTCGAACTGGTCCTTCCTGATCTCCGCCATGCGGTCCGTGTAAGGCCGCTGGTCATTGATGGCGGAGAGGAAAGGGATACCGGCAATGGCGTAGTCGTACTGATAGTCCTGCACCACGTACTGACCAGAGCCACCAATACCCAGACTGCTGAGCTGGTACGGGATCTTATTGACTACGTCCATTGTAACTCCTTACTTGGTAGCCATCCACTGAACGTCAATGCCGGACCACGCATCGGGGTTGCCGTCTGCCGCGTGAACGAACATCGTGAATCCGAAGTTTGAAATAGAGATGGCCCGGGAAATCCATCGGGAAGTGGTTCCGTCTCCCGAGTTGATATTCGTAGTGACGAACGGAACGCCAGCACCGGTGAACGGTATCGGGAACAGCACGGCGTTGGTGTTGCTGGTGGCGGATGCGAATGTAGTCGTCTCGGTACCGAGCTGAGTCGGCTTGTACTGAATGCCGCTTGTCGCGACTATCGAGTTGGCCGTGACTGTGCCAGTAAGGGTGGATGTACCGCTGACAGTCAGGGATGTAGCACTGACTGAGCCGAGGGTAGATGCACCAGCGACGTTAAGCGTCGCTGCCTGGAACTGGTCGTCGGTCTTGAGGATGTCGGCTGCCGACCGGTAGAGGTTGACATCCTGCACGGCAGTGCCGCTGCCCCAGTTGATTGACCCATTGGCCAGCACTACGAGCCTCTGCTGCGTATCCGCATCAGCCTTGCACTGGTAAGCCCCGGCGGTAGCCGAAGTCCTGCCGACCGATACTAGGTTGGTTTCGACAGAGCCACGCACGACCATTAGATCCGTGGTCGAATCCACGGCTTGGTTGACGAATACGTTCATCGTCCCACCATCGGACTGGAGTGCCAGGGTGCTGGTGGCGCCGTTGTTAACCCCGAGGATCTCATTGCCATCCATGCGGATGTTCACGCCGGAGTCGGGCCCGACCTGGAATGCGTGATCGGTCGACGACAGGCTCACGTCCGTCTGATTGAGTAGTCGGATCTTGGCTGCTGGCACTGCGTTACCGGTCCAGGTTCCGGAGAATAGCGGGTTACCAGCGATGGTTCCATTAATGACCGGACTGGTCAGCGTCTTGTTCGTAAGCGTCTGAACGCTGTCGGTGCCAACGATGTCCTCAGAGGGATCCAGTCCATGGATCCCGTTTGCCGAGTTCTCGTGAGTCCGGGAATCAGAAAAGTCCCGAGCCGAAGTGACGTGACGTATCACGGCTCCGGCGTTGTGGCTGGTAGCCGAAGTGCCATCGATACCGCGAGTTACCGTAAGGGTGGTGCCGCCCACGGCGGTCACCTCTACCAGCTCTTCGACTGCCGTCTCGTAGTCGAGGGACAGGGTGTACGGAGTCAGTGCAGGGAAGCCCGTGGTAGAGCCGACCACGATAGTGGTGTTGGCGTTGGTGATGCTGGATGAGAGGGTCGTGGGCGGTGCGACCGAGCTGTAATAGCGAACCGTCATCGGCCCTCCTAGCTTGTGAAGTACTGGAAGTTCGGGTAAAGGTCGAGGAGCCTGTCTCGCTCTTCGTTGAGGCGCCTCTGATACAGCCCCAGGTAGTACTGAGAGGCTTCATTGGCAGCGCCAGTGGGAACCAGTGGCGCTCGCTCTGTCGACTCCACAGAGGACTGCTGAAGCCTTCCTGCTTCCCATGCAGGGAGCAGGCGCCAGCAGGCGCCGAAGGTAATCAGGTCGAGCATCCGCTCGGGCAGGCCGGTAGTCGTGGCGAAGTCGTCGCCGCCATTGACCAGTTCGCTCGGCGCCTTGGTGTACACGACATGGATGTTCCGGCCTGGGGTGATGCCCCAGTCCAGGATCTGTACCGTCTTGCCGGTAGGAGTCGGGGTAGGAAGGACTTGTCCTACCGTAGTGGATGCCTGAGGATTGAACCGGTAGCGCTGCGCTGCCATCCACATGCCGGAAGGGCCCACGGTGTTGGTCGTGACCTTGTAGATGTCCTCAACCTCCGCCGGTACCGGGTACTCCGACCGGGCTGCGATGTAAGGAAACTCTGTCTCACCGAACACCCAGATGTCCGGATAGATGCCGGAGATGGTGTCGTTGATGGCTTCCTTGATGCGAGCCTTCGGGTACCTCGGGTCGGCAGTGATGAGAGAGTCGAGACCATGAGCCGCAGGCGTGGTGCCCTCGGCACCACGACCAGTACCGGAGCCGCCACCGAATACCGTCACCATGCCCGTCCCCTGGTCGAGAGACTTGACGATAATCATCTCATCGTCAATCTCCACAATCCCACGGGACAGGTTGCGGACGGTATCCGGATCGGCCTGAAACTGTGTGTCGCCTGCGGTCATCGTAGCCACCAGGTAAGAAAGATTCGCCTGGTTCCGGGTGTAGCCAAGAAGCTGCTGCTTCACCCGCTGAACGATCTGATCGAATGAAGTAGCCATGGTGCTCCTTAGCCGATGGTGAAGCCATTGACGGTTGCAGAGCTGGTGCCGTTAGCACCAGCCGTGAATTCTAGGGTTACATCATTCTCAGGCGGAGCCAGGATAATGATCTCGGTCTCGATGCTGTCGGCAACAGTGGTCAGGGCGAGGCCATTAATGGTCAGCCTGCTAATCACCTGCCCTGCGGCAGGTGCCACATCCGTGCCAGCAGTGGTGACGGTAGGCGCCGAGGTCCCTGCGACTGCCGCCGATGCGGTGATCTGAAGGTTACCGGTGTACCACTTACCTGCCGGAATGGTGATCAGGGTTCCCGTGGTGGTCCTGCTGCCGCAGATGATTTCTTCTGAGTGAGGCAAGCTCTGGAACATTACGCCTCCGCCCATACGACTGAAAGATTCCAGCGCTGATCAACGTCACCGACAGCGGTTCGCATGACCATTCCCTCGCCTGGCACCAGAAGGAATGGTCCGGTACCGCCGGGTACCGGCACTGCGTGCACCGGCGTAACACCGGTGGTTGCGCTGATTGCGGGAGGAGAGTTGAACATAGCCCCGTCCAGCGTAGCGGCGGGGTTGCCGGTTCTGATTTCCGCAACGGGATCGGGGTTGGCGGTAACGAACTTGGCCGAAGCGCTGTCCGCCTGAAGGACTCCGCCAGAGATGAGCGTGGCCCTGAAGCCACGCATTGGATCGGTGATGGTGCTGCCGGACGCCGAGGTGGACGAGATGAACGCCCCGCCGAAGATGACGTTCTTCCCGGAGCCGATCGGATTGAACAGCGCCAGGTGATTGGTTGCTGCGACCACGCCCGGGATCTCGGCGAGGCTGAATACATACACCCCGGTAACGCTAGGATCCTTGACGAGAGAGGCAGTGATGAAGCCGCTCACGGTCTGAGTTCCGCTCGGCGTCGTCGTTACGGTTCCATTGATGGTGAGCGGGGTTGTAGAATCTATTCGTACTGTCTGTTCGGCCGACATTTAAGCCCCCATGATTGTCGCGGTGAGTGTTCCCGTACCACCCTGACCTGAAAGGGTGGCTCGCGCGTATCTGGCGGGCCTGCCGACGCTGTGTCCGGCAAGAACGCTGGCGGCAGTGACGGCAATGGTGACTGTACTGGAGACCCAGTCGGTGCCGTTCAGTGACAGTTCGATGGTCGCCGTTCCCGTAAGGGTCCCAGTGCCTACGGTCACGCAAGTGACGTCGGACTTGGCTGCACCGAAATCAATCGTAGTCCCAGTCGTATTCACGGCCACAGCGGCGAGCGTAGTGCCAGCCGACTGGGTTCCCGTGGTGACCAGGAGGGCGTTGCCTAAGGCGGATGTGGTGACCGGAGAGATATCCACCCCATCCGTAATTCGCATGTTCCACGAGTTGGCCACCGTAGGGCCTGCTCCCGCGTTTACGCCGCCATCGATTCGGACGGCATTCTCTGCTCCCATCTCTTCTCCTTAATCAAGCCTGGTAGGCAACTCCCGTCGCCTCGCTGGTACGCATGGCTTCATCGACCAGCTTCTGGCTGGTCCCGCGAGGCTCTACGCCTTGCCTGCGTGCCGCTTCATAGCTGTCCAGCTCCTTGTCCCACGACTTCTGGGCGTTGGTGTCGGACAGGTTGGGGTTGAGGCGCAGGCTCTTGCCTCGAACGCACTCACCCCAGCTTGCATGATAACCGGTAACGCAACCGGAAGAGCAGTTCTTAAACTTCCCGCGCCTCATCGATTCTCCAAGTAGTTGATCGCCGATACTAGATTCCTGGTGCTGTCGCGGAACATGCCAAGCCCCGCATTGCAAAGATTACATAGAAGCCCCCGCACGCACTTACCGCAGGACTTCTTTTCCGGACAGCAATTGTGGTCGTGGTCTATTGCCCAATCCTGATGCCCGGGATCACTCGTGCCACAGATTGCACACCGAAATCCCTGCGATGCGAGCAGCTCCTCGTATTGCTCCAGCGTGATTCCGTAGTAGTGCTTAACGCGATTCTCTCTGGCGTTCGCGTAAATGCAATCCTTGCACGGAGTTATGCGTTTACCTTGCCGAGATCCCGACTTGCGGTAATTATACTTACTCTCCGGTTGGCTGACTTTACAGCGCGGGCACTTGTTCACGTCTTGTGGCCGCCGGTAAGGCAGCCACTGGAACAGTTCTTCCGGCTCTTCATCCTCGGAGCGGAGCCCCGAGTCTTTTCGCTAGCGGCTTCGCCGCTTGCTATCCTCGGCACGTGCACCCCTCAAATGTTCCGCCACACTTGGGACAGCGGGGCTCACTCACGCTCAAGGCCGATCGCCTCGATCTTCTCGTAGGGGATGAGGACGATCTCCTTCTGCGGAGCTACGTGGATGTTGCCACGGAACTTCACGAAGCGCTCGTCCTTGCCAAG